CAAAAGTCATTTGCGCCACCAAGGTTTTCGGGATGTCATGTTGTGAATGACGATGTGGTCGTCAAGCCGGTCCGAAACATTTTCCACCCGAATGGCGGTTTGGTCAACCTTCTGTTCGATCCGGTCCAGTTTTAAAGCGTTCTCGGAATGTTCGTCGGTGTTAATTCGACGGGTTTTCCGTGACTGCCATACGATCCCAGCGAAAGCGAAGATGCCAGCTACGGCCGCTGCCAGGATCGGTTCTGCGTTCATGCGGCCGACCATCCCGACCAGGAGCTGCCCTTAGTGGGCTGCCATGTACGGAAGGTGGTTCCGTCCGCTGAGTTCCAAGCGAGCAGCTCGAGGGCGCCACCAGAAGCGACACGAGCAGAAACCGAATCGACAGGGCTAGGCGGGTTGTCTGCGTTCACGAGTGTCCAGTCGGTCCACGTTCCACCAACGGTTGTTTGCCAGCGGTTAAAGATCGTTCCGAAGACGGCTCGGAACTCGATGCCTCTGCCGTCCGGCATTGTGAGTAGTGAGATCATTTCGTGAGAACCTTTCGAAACGGGTGATGAGGGGGAGATTGTGTTGGTGAGCAGCTGGTCGAGGCGTGCGCGATTTGGGTGAAGTGACCAGGCGTCGGAGCGGTCCCAAGGCTGGACGTCTCCGTGGCAGAACAGGCCGGGGCGGCTGAGGGCGTCGGTGCCGATCCATTGGGCGTTGTTGAGTGCGATGCCTTGCGAGTTCCAAAGGTCACGGATCGCGACGCCAGCCCTAGCGATCATGGCCAGAGTGTTGGGGTCGTCGGGACTTAGATCGGCAGACTTTCCAGCTAGGCAGATGTGCCAGGTTCGAGAGTTGAATCCCGACGTTTGCACTGAAAAAGTCGTGTAGTCGGCTGGCACCATCCAGATGGTCTCTTCGGCGTCGACGATGCACGCGTAGGAGCCGGGGTCGCTTCGTCGTGCTATGAACCCGGCGAGGTTGAGTGCGCTCCCTGGACCAGTCGGACCTTCCGATGTGTGGACGCCGACAGCGAACGTCGGTGTGTTTGATCGGGTTGGGTAGAACTGTGGGGAGGCCGGTGGGTGGTCGAGGAGGTAGTAGCTCATTACACCGGGGCGCCAGATGAGCCAATGTCTTCAACAAGAAGTGACTGACGGATCACGGTATCGACGTTAAGTGTCGCGGTGTTTACGATTGAACTTCCGACGAGTCGGATCGTGCGTGAAGACGTAGTAGCCGACGTGAAGTAGATAACGCCGGTGAAGGTGATCGGCGTGGTTCCTGCTGTAACGACGCTGGCCCAAGTGGAACCGACAACGGACCCGGAATCTTGGACTGCGTACTGCCCGAGCGCATTAGTGCCTGACTGGTTGATCTGAAAAGTCGCCTTGTAGCGGCGGTTTGCAACTAGCGCCACAGTCCCGGTCAGACCAGTAACAACCGTTGACGAAACCATGTTCTGTGTTCCGGTGCTGGTGTTCTGAAGGAACGTGCTGTACCCCCACGGAGCGTTCCACCCCGGACCCCTACGCCAAGAGGTCCCGTTATAAACGTACAAACCTTCGTTTTCATCGGCGGACCCGATGTACGCAACCATCCCATCTTCAGGTGAAGAGATAGCGGTGTCTCGTGCGCCTGTCGTCGCGAAATACATCACGGACTGTTCTTGAAGATAATTGTTGACATCCGACGCGGTCAGTACCGCTCCAGCAGTGAAAGTTTTGAACCCTGATCCCATTGGAATCTCCTAGAAAGACAGTTTGTTGGTGTCAAGAACACCAAATCCGGTGTTGTCGAGAATAAAAAATCCGGTAAAGAACGTGGCAGAGGATAACCCGAAACGGGTCGTCCAATCGGCTGGCGATCCCGAATGTTGAATCTGTGCAACGAAACAATCACGTTCCACAGCTGCACCGCCACCAGGAACAGCGAATTTCACGGTGATTCGATCCCTCAGACGTCTTCCCAAGACTTGAGGCCATAAAGCCACAGGATCTCGTCGAGGTTTGAACGTAATGGAATCGGGGCGAAGCTCCGGATTCGCATACTGGGAGGAAAGGAACAGGGCCATATCGTTCGCGGTCGACTGCCCATAAGAAGTATCTGAGTTGTATGTCGACGGGATGGGAAGTTCCAAATCTAAAGTTCGTGCCCCATAAATCGACTGCGATTCGGCGTTTCCAATCGTCACGGTAGTCCCGATTAAAGAATCGCCGGAAGACGCTGAAGTCACTTTCCTATTCACTCTGACAATGTTGTAAATGAGATCGTCGTCGTAGACGATGTCCACATCCGAGAACTGATTGAGTTTCGTTGTGGAATCGAATGTGGCTTGGGAAGTGATGCAACGGTCTTCGGAAACAATGGAGACACGATCGTCGAATACAACTGTCCCATCTCCTTCGACATAGATGGCCCCGACATCAGTTTGTGCTGCCTCATTCAGAAGTTCCAGAACGGTTTGCGAGGCGTTTTGAACCTCGAGTCTTGTTTGACCAGTGTCAATTGCTCTCAAATTGTTAGGCCAAGAAATAGCATTCAAGATCGTGTTGATTCTTGTACCAGCAAGGTCTCCAGCAGACCCGATGATCGGTGTTGTTTCAACACTTGAAACCACATTTACGTTTCCGGTAGTTGTTGTGTCAACAACATCGATGGAACTCGGACCCAATCGGCCATCTGATGGTGTTGACACTGCGACATCCAAAACGCCTGTGCCGGAACTAGTGATTGTCAAGACAGATGGCAAACCACCGACAACATTCGAAAACGACTTGAAAGCATCTGAACAACTAATGGTTGCGGTTGCATCACCAAGGCCGGCACTGGAATAGTCAAATTTCCATGAATCAATTAAACCACGGAAAACGGCGTATTGAGTCCCGTTCCATGTAGCTCGAATCACCACAGGAATAGCTGGCACAATTCCTGTGACGCCAACTGTTGCGTTGTAATAAGGGGAATCGATGTTGGTCGGATCGAAACGTCGGTCACGATTGTCCAGGGTGATTTGAGCGGTTCCTGTGGAGAACCGTTCGAGTTCACGTCGACGTCCCCGAACTGTCGAAAAGTTCCTGACCCATTCGGTGATGTCATAAAAAAAAGCGCCATCACCTAAAGTTCCAGTGTTCAGGAGGGAAAGGTTGAGGATCATTCTGTCGCCAGCGTCGGAACCTACAACCGAAGGCGCAAACAACACCTCGAGGGTAGGCATATCGGTCGAGAAACTCATGGTGCCAGACTCGTTATGCCACGCCTATTGGCACGCGATAGGGCGTCGACCACGATGGTTTCGATTGCGGTCGGGTCGCCTGCGACCGTGTTGATCGTGATGTTGATTGCTGGTTGGGTTGTCATTCCTCCGCCAGCGTTTGAGAGGAGTGCTTTGTTTGTGGAGAACGCGTCGACGATTCGTCCGTATCCGGCAGGGATGAAAAGTTCGGGGCCTTTTTCGCCGACCATGTATGGGGTGCCGGCGTCAACTAGGCCACCAGTCGCTCGAGCTGGAAGAGAGGAGTAGTCATACGACCCCGGGGAGTATGCAAACTTTTTCATTGCTTCGATACGCTTCACGACGTCATCGATTGCCACGATTGCTTCGTAGGTGTTGACGTCAACAGTGACCACCGGTTTTTGTTGAGAAAGGAAATACAGCTGAAGTCCTAGATCCGTGAGTCGTTTACGGAGCGGACTATCTGGGGCCAAAGTTTCAGCGAGTTCGAGGTACTTTCCGGCTTGGATTCCTGCGGCTTCTCCGCTCGTTAAAGTCTTCTCGTTTAGTTTCGCCTGGGCTTCTGCAGCTTTTACAGCGGCTTCCGCTTCCCGCAAGACAGCTTTTTCTAAAGCCAACTCTTTAAGGGTGCGATCGTCGGCGCTTAAAGAACCATCAGAAAGGCTTTTGTTGTATTCGATCAGAGCCTGTCGAGTAGCAATAGTCGCTTCTTTCTGACTGATGTTTAGTTCGTAAATATCAGTTAAAGCGGCGTATTGCTTTTTCAGAGATTCGGAAAGTTTGTCGACTGCCGCTGCCAAATCGACTTCAGCGGTGGCCTGCTCCTCAGATTTGCCTTCGCTTAAACCTTTTTGGATGTTGAGCTGCCGGATGACTTCCTGCTGTTGGTTGTAGGCGTCGATGCCGTTGTAGAGCGTTTCGATGAGTCCAAAGTCGGCTGCCTTGGTTTCGATTAGGCGGGCGATGAGTTCGTTTTGTGCGCCACCCGCATCGCGAATTATTTTGATTTGAGCATCTAAGGCCCCCTGGGTGCCACCTAGTGAAAGCTTCACTCCTTCATTCGCTACGCTTTGATCCACCAAGGCGTCTCGGTTGTCGTCGAGTACGTCCGTGAACTGGGCGACTGTGATGCCGGCTTTGCTCAGATTGTCAAGCTGGTTTTTTGATTTGAGGATGCCGGCAAAGGTTGATTGAGTGTTTGCCGTGATAGCGCCGGTGAGTTCATTGAAGCTGGGAATGAGGGCGTCAATGTCTTTTTTAACTGCCGCTTGCTCGTCGCGATAGGACTTGTACGCGAGTCCACCAATGACAGCGGCGGCCCCGACCGCTAACACTGCCGGACCCAGAATGGCCATTCCGCCGGCAGCTGCCGTAGCGCCACCAGAAGCAGCGCTAGTCGAAATGTTCATGGAGGCGACAGCGCCTTGGGTGCTGATTGCTTTGGCGGCCATGTCGGCCATAGCTGTTCCAGCGGTTTTTACTGCTGCTGTTGCTGCTGTGAAACCGACCGCCAGTTTCGGACCGATCAGGGCCACGCCAGTCAATCCAATTAGGCCGGTTTGGACGGGACCGGGAAGGGCGCTGAACGCCTCCGCTACCAGGATGATCGTTTTCTGGATTTCGGTGTAGATCGGGAGAAGAGTTCTGCCAAGTTTGGCGGAGGTGTCTTCTAGTTTCGCTGCTGCTCGTTGCTGCTGCCCCTGGGCGGTGTCGGCTTCCTTCGCAAACTGCCCCTGAGCGAACGCTGAGCGTTCCGTGACAAGCGCCAGAGTGGCTTGGCCTTTGGCGTATGCGGTGACAGACGATTCAGAATCCGCCAAGCCCATCTCCACGGCTTTAGCGTTAACTTCAGAGGCTTTCAGTGCGATACCGAAACGCTCCAATGGATCGTATTCGCCACGGAGAGCAGATCCCAAAGCAGCCACGGCATCGTTTGTGTTTCCGCCAAGAGTGGCCGCCAAATCGGCGCCAGTCTTTGTCAGGAAAATAGATTGCTTCGCTGCCTCTTCCGCTGAAAGCCCAGCGCCCTTCAAAGAAGATCCGAGGCGCGACGTCAACACCCGAGCAGCGTTCTCCGACAGGCCAACTAGATCGGCAGCGCCTTTCGTGAACTCATTGATGCCGCCGGCAGCGCTTCCAAAGACAGCGGCCGTTCCACCGATCGACTGTTCTAGATCGCCAGCAGCTTTGACCAGCTTTTGGGCGCCATAAAGAACAGCGCCACCGAAAAGGGCGGTTCTGAGAATGTCGCCAGATTTCTTGGCGTTCTCACCAAATCCGGCGATCTTTCCTTCGGCTTTTTGAAGTTCTCGGGCGAGTTGGGAGGAATCGCCGACAATGGCAATTTTGACTCCGCTTTTGTCACCAACAGCCATCTGGGCCTCACTCGTCCCAACGCTTAGCATCCGGTCCGTGTTCGGCGGATTCTCTGCGTCTTGTTTGAACTTCGAACATTGCGTCGAGGTAGTGGTCGGGTTCCTCTAAAAGTACGGACATGGAGATACCCGAGTCAATCGCCAACGCTGCTACAGCGAGGGTGAAGAACTCGGGTCCGTAGGGGTTGGCTCTTCTTCCTCTACTGCCATGATGTCCACCGATTCGACGGTTTCAATCCAATCATCGAAAGAAACGATGTCTGGGTCGGTTCGTTTCGCTGCACACCATCCGAAGAACCACAGATGTTCCTGGCGGACACCATCTTCGGAGAACATGGCGGCGACAGGGATTTTGAATTCACGTTCGAAACGGATTGCGTCGGCTTTGCGACCTGAAGTTTCGAGGTCGGTTCCGTCTTCGAATGTGATTTTGTATTTTGCGAACATGGTCGGGCTGTCCTTTATCTGAGGGCGGATTTGACTGCTTTGTCGACTGCTCGGCCGGCGGCCTCGACGAGTCGATCTTGTGTCTGTTTGATGCCTGGGTAAACGTAGCGACCGTATTTTATGATGGGTCGGACGATTGTTTGGTTTCTTCCAGGGCCACGGTTCCTGAGTGTGCCACCGAAGTCCAGCCACCCAAAGTATGGGGCAGCCGATGATTTCCCACCCGCTATGACGTAAAGGGTGTTT